TACTAATATAGTTGGTGTTGGAACCACAACTGCTGGACTTATGGGTACGGTAGTTGGTGTTTCTACTACTAGTGATGTCAATATTGGATATACATATGATAGTGGTACTTTTACTGCACCAACACAATCTACAGTAACAACAGAACAACACTGGGCATTTCTAAGAAGTGCTAGAGATAGAGAACTTTTTAAATCTGATTGGACTCAATTTACAGATAGTCCATTATCTTCGAGTAAGAAAACTGAATGGGCAACATACCGTCAGGATTTAAGAGATCTTCCAGCAAATACTTCAAATCCTTCAAATCCAACATTTCCAACGAGACCTAGTTAATAATGTCTATAAATTTCCCATCAAATCCTAGCGTTGGAGCCACTTATGTTTTTGGTGTGGCAACTTGGAGATGGGATGGTGCTGTTTGGAGAAGAGTTCCTGATCCTGGTGCTCAAGGACCATCTGGATCACCTGGAACTCAAGGATCTCAAGGTCTTACTGGAGGACCTGGTCCTGCTGGACCTCCTGGTGCTCCTTCTACAGTAGGAGGTCCTCCTGGTGCTGGTGGACCACCTGGACCTGCTGGTCCTCCTGGTCCTGCTTCAACTGTTGCTGGTCCTCCTGGTCCTGCTGGTGGTCCAATCGGTCCTCCTGGTCCTGCTTCAACTGTTGCTGGTCCTCCAGGTACTCAAGGTATTGCTGGTCCTCCTGGTCCTGCGTCAACTGCTGCTGGTCCTCCTGGTCCTCCTGGCCTTCAAGGTAATGCTGGACCTCCTGGTCCTGGATCTACAGTAGCTGGACCTGGTGGTCCTCCTGGTGCTGCTGGTCCTCCTGGTCCTGCGTCAACTACTCCTGGTCCTGCTGGTCCTCCTGGTGCTGCTGGTCCTCCTGGTCCTGCTTCTAATGTTGCTGGTCCTGCTGGACCTCCTGGTCTTCAAGGTAACGCTGGTCCTCCTGGTCCTGCGTCAACTGTTGCTGGTCCTGCTGGACCTCCTGGTATTGCTGGTCCTCCAGGTCCTTCCGTAACTGGATCTCCTGGTCCTGCTTCAACTGTTGCTGGTCCTCCAGGTAATGCTGGTCCTCCTGGTGCTGGAACACCTGGACCTCCTGGTCCTGCTGGTCCTCCTGGTGGTCCAATCGGTCCTCCTGGACCTGCTGGTCCTCCAGGTCCTGCTTCAACTGTTGCTGGTCCTCCTGGTCCTGCGTCAACTGTTGCTGGTCCTCCTGGACCTCCTGGTAATGCTGGTCCTCCTGGTGCTGGTGGTCCTCCTGGTGCTTCTGTAACTGGACCTCCTGGTCCTGCTTCAACTGTTGCTGGTCCTCCAGGTCCTAATGGTCCTCCTGGTAATGCTGGTCCTCCTGGTCAATCTGGACCTCCAGCAAGTGCTGCTTATCTTGTTCCATCTGGTGGAATAATAATGTGGTCTGGGTCTACGTCCAATATTCCTACAGGATGGTACTTATGTGATGGTACTAATGGAACACCAGATTTAACTGATAAATTTATTATTGGTGCTGGTGGAAATTATTCTGTAGGTGTTAGTGGTGGTAATAAGGATGCTTCAGTTATATCCCATACTCACGATTCTTCTGGAACTGTAAGTGGTGGATCTCATACTCACGATGTTTCTGGATCAGCAACTCATAGTCATGATGCCTCTGGTAGTGTAACTGGTAGTTTATCTCATACTCATGCAGTTACTTCAACAGGATCTCATACTCACGATTCTTCTGGAACTGTAAGTGGTGGTGGATCGCATAGTCATGATATTACTGGATCTGGAAGTCATAATCATGATGTATCAGTTTCTGGTAGTAGTGGATCTCATACTCACACATTCTCTGGATCTGGATCTAGTTCTCATAGTCATACTGTAAGTGCTGGTTCACATAGTCACTCCTTCTCTGGATCTGGAAGTCATAACCATTCATCATCAGGTGGTTCTCATGGTCATAGTGCTACCTTCAGTGAAAGTGCTCACCAACATACATCTGCTATACCTTCTGGCTCTCAGGGGGTTGACACAGACAGTCATGGATGGGATACTACTGTTGTTTCTGGTTCTTCTAATTCTCTAACTTGGGGAGCAACTACTGGTGGGAGTGTTTCAGTTAGTAATGCTACTCCTAGTATTTCTATTAGTAGTGCTAGTGTTTCTGTATCTGGTAATACTGGAAATGCTTCGTCATCAGGTAGTTCAAGTAATGAAAGTGTATCAGTTTCAGTATCTGGTAGTACTAGTGGTGCGACAACTTCACAATCATCTAGTGGAACTGCTAGTAATGAAACAACAAACATTACAGGATCTACAAGCTCTGAATCTTTGGGATCATTTAGTGCTTCTGTGACTGTTGATTCAGAAGCTATAAGTGTTAGTGGAACTACAGATCCTGCGAATGCTGGATCATTAAACAGTTCCGTAAGTGTTGATTCAGAATCGGCAAGTTTTACTGGATCTACAAGTAATGAGGGTGGTTCATTCAGTGCTTCTATAACTGTTGATAGTGAAGGATCAAGTGGTACTAATAAGAATCTTCCACCATATTACGCTTTATGCTTTATAATGAAAACTTAATTACTTTTTTGTATGAAATTTGAAGATTTTATTTATGTAAATGATAATGCACTGCCTGAAGACTTATGTGATCAAATTATTATAAAATATGAAGAGGATGATAGAAAATCTCCTGGTTTAGTTGGAATTACTGGGGATGACAGAGTCGTTGATACAAGTATTAAAACCTCTGTTGATCTTTTTATTAGTGATTTGGATGATTGGAAAGATGTTGATAGTACTTTAGCAAAAGTAGTATCTCAAAATATTCAGAACTATATTAATCATTCTTTTGGTTATTTTGGTCAATTAAATCCAACTCCCAATCCATTTCGTAGTTCTTCATTTGAGGATCGTGGTTATAATATAAAAGCATACGAACCAGGTGGATATTTTCACTGGCATGATGATTTTGCTTTAGAAGAACATTCTCCTAGAATGCTTGCTATGTTATTCTATCTGAATACTATTGATGAAGGTGGATATACTGAATTTGTTAGTGGAGCAAGAGTTTATCCAGTTACTGGAAGATTGGTTATGTTTCCTGCTACATGGAACTATATCCATAGAGGAGTTCCTCCTAAGAAAGACAAAAAGTATATAATGTCTGCTTACTTATATCAGTAGGTTGATATTTTTTTTTCTTTATAGTATAATATGACCTATAGTATTTCAATTAAAAATGAATGACCTGATACAACTAATAGATATTTTAGATGCTGATGATTTAAAGATTATTAATGATTATGCAGATACTTTAGATTTTGCTGGATCATCTGTTTTTGCATCTGGTGGTGGACAGAGAACCGATACTGGTATTAGATCTAGTAGTGGGAGCACTTTTATTGAAGGTACTGATGCTACTGTTTTATTACATACCAGAATTAATCAGGGATTAGAAAAATACTATAAAAAAGTTTCTTCAATACATCAAAATTTTACATATTACCCTGTTCCTTGTGGTTTTGATACTACATGTTGGAGAGAATCAATTCAGTGTTTAGAGTATAATGATGGGCAAGAATATAAATTTCATCATGATTGTGCTACTGATCCTAATCTTAGAGAATATGAAAGGAAATTATCTATAATTCTTTATCTTAGTGATGATTTTCTTGGTGGTGGAACAGAGTTTATTCACAAAACTTTTAAACCTAAAGCTGGAACTGCTGTAATGTTTCCTTCAAACTGGTGCTATCCTCATTCTGGTCAACCAGTTACTGAAGGTACAAAAAGAGTCGCAGTAACTTGGTACTATGTTGACGGTAATTTTAATAAAAATGAGGAGAATTAAATGTCTTTAAACGATTATGAATGTGATAACGAATTTGTTGAAAAAATTGTTATAGATGTATGTGCTAGAAAGTTTGTTCTTTATAGTGATACTGGTACTAGAAAAAAGGTAGTATGTGAAACTACAGAGCAATTTATGGATGTGTTGGGAGTAGTAACACAACATGCTAATCCAGATTTAATAAAATATTGTGAAATTTAAAATAACTACTCCTTTCTGTTGGTATAAAAACCACACTATGATTGTGAAAATGTATTGTATAAATGGAAAACCATTTACATTTGATGAATTACCAGACGATCATTTACAGGATGAGGAACTTATTGAAGAGGCGAATGGACATAATTCATTTGAGGAAGAGGATTTGTATAAAAATTATAACTATTTAAATCAGGAACAATTACATCCTTCATTCTTTCCTATAGAGTTGGAGAACCCAGATCAATTACCAGATGATTTAAAATGCTTTGATATTGATGGAGATGTGACTAGCTAAATAGTCCAAAGAAACTTTTGGCCAAAAGTGGAGTAAGATGCCTTTAAATAAATTAGAGAATTTCATAAAAAATACTGAAGGACGTATTCTTTATGTAAACCCAAATGATCTTGACGCTACTGATGGTATCGAGAATCAAGGAAATTCATTAACAAAACCTTTTAAGACTTTACAGAGGGCGTTAATAGAGTCTGCTAGATTTTCATATTTGGAAGGTAACGATAACGATATAACGGAAAAAACAACTATATTACTATTTCCTGGTGAGCATTTAATTGACAATAGACCAGGTTTAGGTATTAAAAGTATTTCTGGGGATGCTAAAGCAGTATCACCTTCTGGTGTTGTTCTTGATGATGGAGCAGCAGATGTATTTTCATTAAATCTTAATTCTAACTTTGATTTAACACAGGAAGATAATATACTTCATAAGTTTAATAGTGTTCATGGTGGTGTTGTTGTACCCCGTGGTACATCTGTTGTTGGTTTAGATCTTAGAAAAACTAAGATAAGACCCAAGTATGTTCCAAACCCAACAGATGACAACGTACCAACCACTGCTATTTTTAGGGTTACTGGTTCTTGTTATTTCTGGCAGTTCACTATCTTTGATGGTGATGAGGCAAATCTAGTATATACAGATAATATTGACTTTGGTACTGATAATAGATCAAAACCAACATTCTCTCACCATAAACTAACTGCATTTGAATATGCTGATGGTGTTAATACTATTGAGAATTATCAATTAACAGACCTTCAAATATATTATAGTAAGTTATCAAATGCATTTAATAGGGCATCTACTAGAGAGATAACGCAGAAATATCCTAAGAATCCTGAAGGATTTGCTCCACAGAGACCTGAATTTGAGATTGTTGGTGCTTTTGCTACTGATGATAAAGCAATATCTACAATTATTTCTGGTGATGGTGCTACTGCTGGTACTGTAATTACAGTTACTACGTCTTTACCTCACGATTTAAGTTCTGGAACTCCTGTAAAAATTACTGGAGTTAATTTCAGAGACTTTAATATCTCTACAAAGGTACAGACAGTCATAGATGATAATAGATTTACATATTTATTGCCATATGTAAGACCTAATCTACCTGCAGGACCTTCTGCTGGATTAAGTGCTGCTGGAGCGTTTATTTCTGTTGAAACTGATACTGTTACTGGTGCTTCTCCTTATATCTTTAACTGTTCAATGAGATCAGTTTGGGGTATGTGTGGTATGCATGCTGATGGTAATAAAGCAACTGGTTTCAAATCTATGGTTGTTGCCCAGTTTACTGGCGTATCACTACAGAAAGATGATCGTGCATTTACTGAGTATGATCCAGTAAATAGAACTTACAGTGGTATAAATTATACAAGACAAAATGGTGAAAAGTTATCTTCTGAATCATCTTCTAAAAATAATAATCAAGTATTCCATTTAAAACCAACTGCGGTTTATAGAAGTGGTTGGAAAAATATTCACGTTAGAGTTTCTAACGATTCTGTTATTCAGGTTGTATCTGTTTTTGCTATTGGATACCATATTCATTTCCGTATGGAGTCTGGTGGTGATGCTTCAGTTACAAACTCAAACTCAAACTTTGGTCAATTTGCTTTATCAGCAGATGGATTTAAGAAACAAGCATTTGATAAAGATAATAAAGGTTTCGTAACTTCGATTATTACTCCAAGAGCGATTAATACGACTAAATTTGATGTTGAGTGGTTGCAGGTAGATAAATCTAAAACTAAAAAGATATATGCTGCTTGTGCTTCGGGTGAAACCTCAGTTGGTCAAATAAACATTGGTGCTGATCTTGATAGTCCCAAGAGACGTATATACCTTTTAGGTCAAACTAATAAGTCACTTATACCTTCTGATATTGCTCAAGGTTTTAGAGTTGGTGCTAAGGTTAATGAGAAAATTTGTATTAACAAGGATGCTAATGGAGATCCTTTATATACTGCTGATGTTTTCATGTCAAACGGCACTCTAACTGCCGCTAGTGTGACATCTGAGAAACTATATGAAGCATTACATTCTAATCAAGTTGATTATGTAAACCCATCAATATATCAAATTGAGGGATCTCATGAATTACAAAATGGTGAGTCTGTCAGAGTAATATCTGAAAGTGGAAGATTGCCTGAAGGATTAGATGCTCATGCCATATATTTTGCCATTACTAGTGCTCAAGATAGTGATCTTCAATCAAATGAAATAAGATTGGCATCATCAAGAGCTAATGCTAATTTAGCTGATCCTGAATATATTAAAACTATATCTGATTCTGCGTCTGGATCTCTAAAAATTGTTAGTAGAGTATCTGATAAGAGACCAGGAGAATTAGGACATCCAATTCAATATGATGAAACTACATATAATGCTGATTGGGATGATACTGATAGTGATACAACTAAGACTTATCAATCAGGTGGTTGGTTTGTTCATACTCATATAGACAACACAATTAATACTGCTCTAGATCCAACAGGTACTGGTAGTAGTTCTGCTGAACTTACTGGAGATGAAATTCCATATATTGTTAGAAAATCTGATGATAGAAGTTTAGACGAAAAACTCTATAAGATTAGATATGTAGTTCCTAAAGAACTAGTAGATGCTAAAGATCCAACAGATGGTTTCATCTTACAGGATTCAAGTCAAACAACAGTCGATAGGGTTGAAGACTTTACTAGATCTGAAATTGGAAATGGTAATGATTCTACAATAAGTCCAAATGATCCTGGATACACTTTCAATAGAAATCTAAGATTTATTTCATTCCTTGAGTATGATACTAACTCTAGAATTGCTACAGTTAGATCTGACAAATCTCATGATATGAAAGTGGGTGAGTTAGTTACTATTAGAAATATAAAGAGTAGTACTAATAGTACAGGTATATTTAATACTGAATACAATGGATCCTTTGTTGTTGAAAGTGTAATTGATGAAAAAACCTTTACATATAAAGTAGTAAAATTAGTTGATGGGGAGGCTGTAGGTGATATTATTACCGTTGGTACATATACTCACACAAGTAATACAAGAACTAGAGATTTACCTAGATTTGAAAGAACTGACAATAAAGAAAATCTTTATATCTATCGTACAGAAACATTAACACCATACAAATATAATATTCAAGATGGTATCTATCATCTTTATGTATTGAATGGTAATAATGTTATTGAGAAGGAATTTACAGATTTAAAATTTAATCAAAGTGTTGTTGATCTTTATCCACAGTTGGATAGGGATAATCCAAATCAAAATGCTCCAGCATCTAAGTCATACGCTCAGTTGTCTCCAATTGGTCAAGTTGTAACTAATGATCTTAAGAAGAGTGTTACACGAGAAACAGCAAATATTTTCTTAGATACTTTTGGTGTCAGTAATACTATTACAAATATATCAAGTAGTGCTACTAATCCAATATTAACATTAAGTACAGAACATAAGTTAAATGGATTAAGATTTATTGAAAATGGTGATATAACCAGTGTTGTCAATACTTCTGCTCCTCATCATGAAGGAACCTATCATAATATAAAATTATTTGATTCATCCGTTTCTCCATCTGCTGCTCCTTGGAAGGGAGCAACTGCTGAAGTTGTTGTTGGTGGTGCTGATAATTTAGTCACTACTGCAAAAATAACTGAATCTGGTTCTGGTTATTCTGCTGGTGATCAATTGTATTTTGATTCTTCACCTATTGTTGGTGCTGGATTGTCTGGTGTGCCAAGTAACAGTAAGATTACATTGAAAGCTGATCATATCTCAATAGCAGATGATATCGGTTATATTCAAGTTACAGGTATAACAACTGGTACTGATGCTTATTATAGAATTAAGAATACTCCAACTGAAAAACAGGTAACTGTTTATACTCATGCTGATAATGATAAAATCCTAGAAGGGCAGCAAATAATTGATTTGGGTCCTTATTCTGAGGTTACTGCTACTGGTGGAGTTGTTTCTGTCACAGAAGATTTTGTGACAACCACAACATTTACTACAAAAGCACCTCATGGATTTGCTAAGGGTAATACTATAAGAATCCTCGATTCATCTGATAAGAAACTAGGAGACTTCTTAGTGTCTGAATCTATAAAGGATACTAATAATGCCAATACAATATTCACGGTGGTTACTACTGGTGTTACTGTAACCTCTGCTAAGTATATTCTTAAACATGGATTGTCTGCTCATGATGCAATATCTGGAAAAGCAGGTGAGAATTTAGATGTAAGGGGTGTAGGATTATATGCTCAAGATACACTGCAATTAGATGCTGCTATTACGACTGAGAATGAGTTTGTAGTTAATCTTGGTGATGGTACTGAAATTGCTACTGGAACTGCTGGTGAACAATTAACTAAGAAAGCATCTGTTGAATCTAGATTCCCATTAGGATCTTACTTCCAGATGGGCGGTGAGATATTAAGGGTAAGAAAAGATGCCTTACAGGGAACTTCATTTAATAAGATCTCTGTAATTCGTGGAGCATTAGGATCTAATGTACAAAATCATGATCCCAAGTCTGTAATTAGAAAGATTAAACCATTAGCTCTTGAAGTAAGAAGACCATCTATCTTGAGAGCATCTGGTCATACATTTGAATATCTTGGTTATGGTCCAGGTAACTATTCAACAGGTCTTCCACAGATCTCTAAGAGAACTTTAACTGAAAGAGAAGAGTTCTTATCACAGTCACAAGAAACATCTTGTGGTACTGTTGTTTACACTGGTATGAATGATAAGGGTGATTTCTATATTGGAAACACCAAGATTTCTGCTGACAGTGGTGAGCAAATTACATTTGATATTCCAATTCCAACTGTAACGGGTGAAGATCCAAGTAAGTTGAGTGTTGTATTTGATGAAGTAATCATCAAAGAGAGATTACTTGTTGAAGGTGGAGCATCTAAACAGATTCTATCTCAGTTTGATGGTCCTGTTACCTTTAATGGAAGTTGTAGATTTAATACTGATCTAAACGTAACTAAAGGACTTAAAGTTGCTGGTATTACCAATCTTAAGAATCCTAAAGCTAACAAGACTGTTGGTGGTACTGATACTACTGTTTGTAGTAGTGGTACTTTAGATGCAGGTGTTAATATTGATGGTGGTCTTGCTATTGGAAAGGATCTCTATGTATGTAAGGACATTAGAACCTTTGATATTACACAATCAGTAAGCACTACTAGTGGAGCATTGATTGTTTATGGTGGTGTTGGTATTGCTAAGGATACCTTTATTGGTGGACTTATAGATGTAACTGGTAACGCCACCCTTAAATCTAATGTAGATTTAGGTGGTGCTGATACTGATACAATATCATTCATTGGTAAGATTGATACTGATTTACTTCCATCAACAGATGCTACGAAGGATCTTGGTAGTGTTGCTAACACATGGAATGTATTACATACTGATACTATCCAGACAACAAAAATTGCTATAACTGGAAATGAGGCATCTATAAGTAAGACTACTGGTGCTTTAACTGTAGGTGGTGGTGTTGGTATTCTTGGAGATTTAAATGTTGGTGGTGACATTACTGCTTTTGCTACTTCCGATGGAAGGTTAAAGGATAATATTGTTCCTATACCTGATGCAGTTGATAAAATTGTTTCTATTAGTGGTAATACATTCACTTGGAATAATTCTGTTGATCAACATAGTGGTGATGATATAGGTGTTATAGCACAAGAAATAGAAGCATTAGGACTTCCTGGTTTAACTGTTACCAGACCTGATGGGCATAAAGCAGTTCGATATGAGAAACTTGTACCAATTTTAATCCAAGCAATAAAAGAACTTAATAATAGAGTTCTGGCATTGGAAGATACATGTTTAGATTCTTCTGAAGACATTGTTCATCCAGAGGAATTATTTGATGATAATAAATAACTAAAAAATACAAAGATGGCGAATATTAGGAAGGCATTTAATTTCCGTAATGGAGTACAGGTTGATGATGATAATCTACTTGTAAACCCTGCTGGCCTAGTTGGAATTGGAACTACCGTTCCTACAGAAGCCTTGGATGTTAGAGGTGATGCTGTTGTTTCGGGTATGCTCAGTGCTACCACTGCTATATTTACTGATCTTGAGGTAACAAATCTTACCACAGGAACAAATAATTTATCTTTGGGTATAGATAAAATCATTGGTGCTGGAGTCAGTATTAGTTCTGGAATAGTGACTGCTCCAAATTCGTCAGGAGTTGTTACTTATTATGGTGATGGTGGTGAATTAAATAATATTCCTACATCACAATGGGTAGACAAAGATGTTGGTTTAGGTTTTACGAGTATATACAATACTGGTTTTGTTGGAGTTAATACTGTAGATCCAAGATTCTCAGTACAGGTTGGTGGAAATAATGACGTTAATAATTTTGCTAGGGGTGTAGGTATTGCTTCTGATGGAGCAATTGTTGCTACTGGAATAATTACTGCTAAGACTAATTTTGATGGTAATTTGTTAGGTAATATTCAGGGTGGAATTGGAACCATTACTCAGGTTCTATCCACTAATGCTAATGTTACTGGTATTGTAACAGCAGGTATTGGATTTACTGGAGATGTAAGAGGTAATATTGTTAGTGGAGTGTCTACCATAACTCAGGTAGATTCAACTAATGTAAGTGTTTCTGGTGTTATAACTGCTACTACATTCGTTGGTGATGTTAGTGGAGATTCGACTGGTAATTTGACAGGTGATGTTTCTGGTAATATTACAGGTATTGCTGGTACATTTACTGGTGAATTGGTGGTAAATGGTGGTGTTACTGGAGTTTCCACTGTTGTAACCGCAAAATTAACTACTACTAATTCTACATTAGGAATTTCAACTGCAAGTAGATTCAATGTAACTGAGAAATTGGGTGTTGGAGTAGCAATTCCTGTTAATAATGTTGATGTTTTCACTACAAGTGATACTAAACAATCTATTGTTGGTAGTGATTCTGCAGGATTATACTTAGGGCAAAGAGTAAATACTGGAATTGGTGAAAGTGTTTCTGGTATTAGATTTGGTAATTCTTTGAAGGTACTTGAGATTATTAATGGTGATGTTGGTGATGTTATCACTACGATTCATGGTGGAGTTTTCACTGGAATTAATACTGGATCATTCAAGTGGACTTATGGTCAAACAAATAACACTTTGATGTCTCTAGACTATAAGGGTAATTTGGGTATTAATAAAGCTGTTCCTGAAACTGCTTTAGATGTAGTTGGTTTAACAACACTTACTGGTAATACAAAAATTGTTGGTGATTTAGAAATTACTGGTACTCTTACTGGAGCTGCTGCTATTCCTGATCTTATATCAGGATCTCAAATATACAATAATGTTGGATTATCTACATTCTATGAGTTAGATGTCCTTCAGACACTTGAAACTGGTAACATAGCAATTAAAACTGATAGAGCAAATGTTGCTGCTAATGTTGATATTGATGCTCAACGTAGTAAAGCATTATTCCAGTCAGTAGGTATTGGATCAACAACACCAACACAAGCTTTAGATGTGGTAGGTACTGTAAAAGCAACTACTTCACAATCCGTATTCTTACAAGTTGGTGATCAGGGTGGTGCTGCTATTGATTTCTCTAATGCTGGTAAAAATTTAGATGGAATACAGGCTAATAGATCATTTATGGTTCTACCAAAAGTTACAACTACAGAGAGAGGAAACTTAGTTGGGGTAACTGCTGGATCTATGATTTATAATACAACTACTAATAAGACACAAGTTTGGAATAATACTGCATGGGTAAATTTACACTAATGGAGAATAATTAATGTCTGTTACTGTAACTAAAACTGGACCTTGGTTCGCATCTGGACCAATAAACTTTAGTAGTTTAAGATATAATTTTAAAGAGACTCAGAGTGGACCAGTTAAGGCTTCCGAACTCTTTAGAAATACAAATATTTACGATAGAAATCCAATAGTGCCTGATTCTACTGAGAATGATCAGGCAGCAGATCCTTATAGTGGTGGAACAGACGCAACAAAGGCTCCATTTGAATTTAAAGGTGTAGGAACTAATTGGAAAGCATCTTTGATGAGAAATTCCATTAAGAGGTATCTTGCCACTCAGTCTGGAACTGATATCAATTTTGAAATGGGATTATCTAGTGGTGGTAAGGGTATTGATTGGGATGGAACAGGTGTTGCTGATGCTGTTGGATCAGTAACTGGAAATATTACAAGAAATATTTACAAAGAGATAAGAATAACTGGAACTTGTGGTTCGACTGACACTGGTGTTGATGGAACTACTGGTAGTGGTGGTGTTGGTGCACAGAAAAAACCTGCTGCTAAATTAGAACTTCCAAATCCACTCAAAGCAATAAATGTTACTATTAAAAATAGTGGGAGTATTCAAGGTGCTGGTGGTCTAGGTGGATTTTTTGCTGATGGAACTACACCATTAGATAAAAGTGATCCAGGTAAGGATGGTGGAATAGCATTAAAGATTTTCCATGAAGGTGAAGAGTCTAAGACATATATTCAAAATACAGGATTTATCTTTGGTGGTGGAGGTGGTGGAGAACAAGGTAAGCATGGATATATTAATCCAGGTGGACTAAATGCGATGAGGGCAAATTGCTACGCAGATAATAGTTATTATTATTTTGGTGGTTATTATAATAGTTGTAATGGAGAATCTCTATCAGATTCTTGTGCTGCTGGAGATACTGTAGTACAGTCATCATGGTTCTTTCAAATAGATTGTTCTGAGCCTCCTGATGGTAATCTAGATGGTAATTTGGGAACTGCTTATTGTTATCATGAGAGTATTTACAGTGAATTAGGTTCTGCTCCTGTTCAAGGAAGAGGTGGACAAGGTGGTAATGGTAGAGGATATACACAATCTAAAACGAATGGTCAGGCAGGAACTGATCCAGGTGCTGCTGCCTGTCCTTCATGTCCTGCTGGAACTGCTGCTAATCCTGGTGGTGAGTGTTCTGGACCAGGTGGAGCAGGTGGTGATGGTGGAGAATATGGTGCTGCAGGAGGATCTACTACTGGATTCAGTCCTAGTTCTACTGGATTAGATCAAGGAGAAGGTGGTGGTAAATCTGGACCTTCTATTTGTGGTAAGGGATACTTTGCTGCTACTGGATCTACTGGAGATGCAAATATTAAAGGACCAAGAAATACTAATTGTGAAGGTCAGGAATCAAATCCAGTAGATCCAGGTTCACCACCAGGAATATCATTAACTGTAAATCAAGCTGCTGGACATAATTCATGTCATGTTAGGTTTAATAAACCAGCAACTCACTTAATGGTAACTCGTTTAGATCCTAGTGATGCTACTAACTTTAAGCAGACTACTCAAGCGGATGTTGTTTGGTTTAGAATATGGCATAGATGGTCTGATAAGACGAATATAGATGATGTAGCATTATGGAGATTTAGAATAAGAGATCCAAATTTGGCACATAGTCATCCTAAGTCAATAGTATTTGACTCTGGAAGATATGGTACTACTGGAGAATATGAAGGACCTCCAAATAATGGTAATCCATATCCAGATGACACTGGTCCTGATATTGGATTAGGTACTGGTATCTATCCTATAGAGTGGTATGGTTTATCTGAGCGTAATAAAGAAGCTCAAGATCCTAATGATTTAGGTGGACTATCAAAATATAATGCTCCACAACAAAGGTCTGCTAATCAAGGATGGCAAACATTTCAACATAATGACCAAACAATTAATTTAGTTGATGATGGTGGTAATGATTTAAACCAAATTATTTCTATAATACCACCCAAACAATCCACTCACTATGAACCAGGTATAACATATACTGATCAACCTTGGGTTAAATCTTATGCTAATGTAGAGGTTAGAGCTACTGGTATGGAATCGAATTGGTCAAGTTATCTGAAGAATGGTGCTATTACCACATCTAATACAAAATCACAAAATCTATTTGAACAAACAGGTTCTGTTACTTTCAATGCTAGTGCTGCAGGAACATATACTGTTAAAGCAGCGTCAGATAATGGATGTAAATTTAAATGGACAGGTGGTAATTTCCCATCTCAAACTTTTGTTACTCCAAAATTCTTTAGTTCTGGTGCTAGTTGGGGATTTGGTGAAGCACCTGCTGGATTTACTGAGAAGGGTCGTATCTGGCCATTTACTTCAGAAGGTGGAGCAGACGAGAATTTAAATGATAGTAACAATACTTGGGCTCCTGAAGGACCTAATCTGACTAATGGTGCTTATAATATGGGACCAACTTATTTCCAGATAACTCTTACTGCTGCTCAAGTTGGAGAGAAGACATTAGAGTTTAACTTAACAAACTCGCATCAATTAAAAGATCCACCTTATACAGTAACTCCTGGTGCTAATCCTGCTGTTGTTTATAATTTTATTGACGACTTTAGTCAACCTAATGCTGGAGAGATAGCGGCAGAAGAGGCAGCAATAGCTGCTGGTGCACAACCTAGTGATCGCTATAAGAACTGGAATTATGGACATAACCCTTCTGGTGTTGCTTTTGCGGTATATGATCCTAGTGGTAATGTTATAGCACGTTCAACTGATTTGGTTAGTAATCAACCTTATGTTTATGGTTCACCTACTATAACTTGTAGTGCTTCAAATATATTACCCAATACTAGTAATCCACTACATCAAGTTCAATGTCAAACATTATCTAAAGAAGAACAACTATTACATTATTCTTATATTGCTTATGATTCAAATGATAATGGCAGTAACACTGGTATCTTTGCTAGTAACACTACTAAGAGTACTCCCAATAATCCTGACGCTGGAACTGCTATAGAATTTAGATCTGATGATAGTGTTCCTCAAGGTACTCTTAATTCAGCTTCTGCTGTATCGACTATTACTCCTTCTCCAAACAATAATGGTCCTATGGAGTATGAGTTTATCGCAAGTAATCCTGCTGGAAGTGCCACAAAGAAAATGACTATTAATTAGAACTTGACACTGTTCGAGATTGTTGTTATAATTTTATTATGAAATTTACTCTTGCTATAGGAAACCCTCCTTATGGTGTAGGAGGTAATCTTGCTATAAAGTTTTTAAATAAAACGTCCGAGATTACAGATGATATTAGGTTTGTATTGCCTACTTCTGTAAGAAAACCTTCCTCTCAGAATAAAATCAAGTCATATCTTCACTGTGAAGTTGATGATGATCTCGATCATGCTACATTTCCTGGTGGTATTAGTGCTGTCAAACAGTATTGGAAAGTAAAAAACACATCGAGATTTGAAATAGGGGTGAACGAGATTCCTATGCATACTGAGCATCCAGATTTTGAGTTTCTCGATTATAAAGATAGGTTCGAGGCAGATGTTTTCATCGGTGAGTATGGATGTGGACCTAGTGGTATTGTAAAGACTGAGAATTTTACACATTATGCTAAAGGACATCACTTTCTAAATGTTAAATCACCTGAAGTGATTAAGAATCTACTAGAGTTTGCTCCTAAGTTTAGAGAAGTAGCAACAGTAACTAATGGTCGATACCATTTTGGTAAGAATGATTTGATTACAACTTATATTAAATGTTTAGATGAAAAAGAACAAGCATAATATAGAGACAGGATCTTCTGTTGAAAGATCTGATGAAAGAATAAAAGAAACTCAAGAGGTATTCACACCCCCTGAGTTGGTAGAGTTAATGATAGATGAGATTGCTGTTCCTTTACTAAAAGATCCTAGCAGCAAATTCATTGATAATTCAGCAGGTTGTGGCAATTTTTTAATTGGACTAAAGGAACGACTCTGTTTATATCATAGTGAGAAGCATGTATTGAATCACATGTTATATGCTGTTGAACTCATGGAGGATAACCATAAGGAGTTATGTGGAAAGTTGGGTGTGACAGTTCATCATCCGCACTATGTTTGTACAAATGCTTTGGAATATGACTATAGTTTTGGTGAACCGATAGGTGTTGAGCAGTTCTTTTGAAATAATTCGACACACACTTGACAGAATTGCTCACATAGGTTATATTAGGTTCATCGGGGCAAGCATGATCAAAGGATCAGTTACTCTGTAGGATGAGATATCGATCATCCTTTACTATATTACGCCTTTGGCGGACTTTAAATTTAATGACATTTTCAAAAGAAAACGCAGATGACTTGAATGACATCACATTCAACGGATACGTTGATTGGGAAGATTTTCAACTCACTAGCGTCAATCACAGATTAAAAGACTACTATCAATCAATCATTGAGACAGTTAGTTTCAAAACCTGTAACGTACTAAGAGCAGAGACCGTTTCTGTTAGTGCTACACGTAAGGTAGCATCAGCAAATCCTGGTAGAGTTAACGGAAACTCGCAAGAAGCATACGACATCGTAGAGCGTAACTGCAAGAGAGGTTGGGACGTTTCAAACCTTCCACCATTCCTTTTCCAAAACCACAGGTTTGCTAACGGAGCTCATAGATTCTGGTACTTTGAAGATCATAACATTGGATACATTCCAGTGTATATTGTAGAACCAAAAGCAGGTTTTTCTGAGAACGACGTAATCAACGAAATCGGTGTAAAATTCCAAGAGAGACCAAAAGGTACTCCAACAAGTTTCAAAGACTATGTTGCTAGAGGCCGTGTTTGGGTTATAGAACAAAACGAAAAAAGAACTATCGACGACAATTTACTCCCACAAGATAGAGTAACACTTGACGAAGTTCGTGAGTGGGTTAATGACATTGCTGATTGGGAAACTGAAGAGAAGCAAGAGAAACTCACAGACGCTATTTACAATTCTACAGAGAAACCTCTGTTCTTGGCATTTTTCACAAGAGCTCAAGCGGCAAAGTTTCTTGGTAACAACGGTGTAAGAATTACTGCTTCTACTGCTAATGTAAAAGGTAAAACTGTTAACCGTTTAGTTAGTGCTATGGGTGTGGTACATATCCACAGAGATTTCGTTCCACAATTTATGAAGGATATGGAGAAAGGCATCAAAACACGAGTAAATTTCTATGTTAATACTAATAGCATTGAGGACTCTAAGGGTGTCAAAAACCACATTGATCAAAGAGTTAATGAAATTGAGGAATGGATTGAATCATGTAGAGCAAACTTTGGTGTTAGAGCTGAAGCAAAGATACGTGAGCATCTAATCTATGGATACCGCCCACCTCATATTGTTGCTCAAGATAACGAGGAAATGCAACCAGTTATCTAATTGGCATAAAACCCCCGAAAGGGGGTTTTTTTATGCTATAATATATTCAACTGAGAAACCTTAATGCTATTACGTCCTCACCAAAATGATGCTTTGGATGCTATGGCAAAGTATGACAAGGGGCAAATCATCGTACCTACAGGTGGTGGTAAGACCATGTGTATGATTAAAGATGCGATAGAACTTCTTAAGGGTAGTTCAAAGACTGTTGTTGTAGTTGCTCCTCGTATTCTATTAGCAGAGCAATTATCTTCTGAG